CCTATGCTTTCCTTTAATTTCCTTTAACACATCTTTAAAACCATCATCAGGCTTTCTTAATCCTACTCTAGTTGGATCAGCCATGCCAGGAAAACCATTTACTAGTTGTTGAAGATTTGGGTTATTTTTTAAATATACATCTCGTTCTGATATAGACATAAAGACATCAAATTCTTTACCAGTATTGGTATCAAGAAACTTATAAGTTGGCATTAATATTCATCCTCATGTTGCATAATATAATCAACATTATTTGAACGTAATGCATTTTTAATTTTTTTCATTTTCCTACGTTCAATACTTTCTTTGATACGATGCTTGTTCTCATGTAATGATTCATTATCATCATATGATGACTCATAACGTTTTCTTGATTTACCCATTTTTATAGTCCCCGAAAGCCTCCCTAATTAATTTTTCTGTGATACCTTTGTATGGTAATTTTTTATTTTTGACATGTAATATTAACTCAGCATCTTTAGGATCAATCGATTCTAAAAATTGAACAAACAATAATTCACGTCGAAATTGTGGTAAATCATCTCTACCACCTTCTAGAAACAAATACATTTTTCTTGCTTCAGAATAAAGCATACCTTGACCTTCACCTGTTGGCATAGGTGTGTATGGTGGATCTGTTTCTGGTAGAAGAAATTTTACATTAGGATTGAAAACATGTTCTAGAATGAAATGTAATGTTTTATTATAATTCTTACGTAGAAATTCTATTTTTTGTTTTCTACTGTTAATCTTAGATGCTTGTTCTAAGATTTCAGAAACCATTAATTGCATTTGATACACCTTTTAAAAATCATTTATACATTCAACCAATTTTTTCAATTTGTGTGTGGAAAAATAATTAATCAGTTGTGATTTGTCCTTCGTATTTAACATTTCAAGTTTATCTAAAATTTCATTTTGAATATTATCTGGAACCTCTTTCAAATCAATTAATGTTTTGTTACGAATGAAATTCCTATAATATTTATGATATTCATCATTTCTAATCTCTTCAAATTGATCTATCAACTTTTTAGTTACCCTACGTTGACGTTCATTAATAACAAAACAATTATCTGCACTTGCTATATTAGGAATACCATCACCAACATCACCCTTCATAATATGTGTTTGTAAATATTCTTTAGGATTTTCCTCATACAAATATTTACTATTCACTGGATCATATTGTTTGATTTTTGATGTATGTAATTGACGATAATCTTTATCACCAGAAATAATAAGAATTTTTTCATCATCAATTGAATTACAAATAGTTCCGATTACATCATCTGCTTCTGCACCAGATACCTCAATGTACTTATATGGAAAATATTCTTGTAGTTCACTCTTAATACGATTCATACATTCAAATACAGAAGTCCAATCCAAATCCGATTTTTCTCGTGCCTTTTTTCGGGCAGCTTTGTAATATGGAAAATATTCCTTTCTCCAATATGTTCTAGAATCAGATGCAATGATTAGTTCCCCATATTCATTACGAAACTTTACATTCAATGCACGTATCATATTTAGTACCATATGACGAATCAATGGTTCTTCAATTGCAATGTTAGTATGTTTACCAATAGAAACAAAAAAGGTAGAATACATTGCCTGATTAAGATCTAAAAGTTGCATTATTCATCTTCCGATTCTTTGATAATTCTAATGTTTGGTGGAATAAAAACAAATGATTCATCTACATAATCTATTTCAAAACAACCATCAGAAAATTCTTGTAGGGTGTGGTGTTCATCATGATACCTCATTACCATTGAACGAATAGCTTCAACCATTAAACAGAAATCCTTTTCTGCTCTTGTTCCAATTGGAAAATCATAACCACATTGCATCAAGGTTTCAATCGCAGTATCAGCAACAACACCTGAAACTTCTGCAATCTGATTTACCTTTTGTATCTCAATATTTTCCTTTACTTCATCTAAAGAAGGTAGTTCATTCTTATTCGATTTTGGAAATTTTATTACATTGCTCATTTGAATGCCCTTACTAGGATCGTTTCTCCATTTACTCTTCCATTAGCAACTGTTTCCTTTGTACTCAGTTCCTTTATTTGTTTATCCAATCGCTTCTTTGGTTCCATAAGAACCATAGGTAGAATTTCGTTAGGTTTACGTATCATTTTTGTATAAGATTGGTCCAAATCAATATTCTGAATAGTTGTTCCTTTCACTGAAAACTTCTGTCCTTCAATTGCAATGAGACAAGTAAGTTTTCTAGTTTTTGTGTTGAACAACCATAGAGTAGATGATTCTAGAATCTTAATTGGTGATATGGAAACAATATTATATTCATCAGATGATTGTGCATATTTCATCTTAGATACAATTTGATCAACAGGTTTGATTTTTCTTGCACGGGGTTTTCTTTGTCGTTTTTGATTCTGTTTCTGCTGACCAAGTTCAACTAGAATAGATTCAATCAAAGAAATATATCGTTTCATTTCGATTTTCTTTAGATGTTTATATCCTTCTTTTATTTCTTCATCATCTGATACCAATTCATTCAAAAGTTCAGAATAATATACAATTGCATCTGAGTAGAGTTTATTTGATTTGTTTTTTACAATCGAACTAATATCATCACATTCCTTATACCCATTAGAATAAAAATCATCTAATAGGGTATCAAGTTCTGCAATAAGTTCATTGTGAGATTCAGTTTTCTTTATTTTGACTTGTACTATTTTTTTAGGTTTTTCATTCAAAACTGATTCAATACATGATTCAAGTTTTGATTGCATTTCATCATCCACCAAACCACGATTTAACATCCTAGCAATGGATGCAATGGTTTGTGTCAATTGTTTGCTGGATGATTTAGAAACAGTTGAAATATCTTTGGATGAATATTTTTGTGATTTCATCCAAGTTGTAATCCAGGGGATAATTCGTTTCTGATCTGATGTATAATTGTACCAGTTGAAATTAGAAATCAGTTGTGTTCGTGAGATAGGACCAGAAAATTCTGGTTCTGGTCCTACCATTGCTGCTTCTGTATTTCTAGGTTTAGAAGCCTTTTTACGTGCCATAGATATGGTTCCTTCATTCATTTGAGAACATTATATATGATATCAAACAAATGTCAACTGTAATTTTTTCTTAATCATATCAGTAGCTTAACCTACTTTATATGTAAACATTTCTTCTGTAGTATCTTTTTCAATTGGTCTTGGAAGATGTTCTAGTGATTTTAGAAGATCTGACCATTCATTTTTTCTCACTTCCCAATTATAATAAAGGTCTGCATATGATTTTTGACCTTTCAATTTAATTTTTAGGGAATCTGATTTTTCATTTAAAACATGAATAGATTGTTCCATCATATTATAAAAGAAGTTTGCATGTTTATTATGGTCTTCAATATAATTGTACATAAAAGTCCAATTTGATGCAGTTTCATAAAGAGCAGCATAATTAGGATGAATACAGAGACATCCTGCAGACATTGCTTCCATTAATGAAATACAAGATGTTTCTGGCCAAATATTTGGATATGCAAAAACATCCGCATTCTTTAAATGTTCTTTGATTTCTTGATTAGGAACGAAACCATGATATGTCATTTTTTCATGATTTTCAATCTGGTCAAATAATTCTTGAAATTGTTCATCTCGTTTATCCCATCCATAAATTTTAAATGATGAGAATACATCAAGATGAATATTTGTATATTGTTCACATAGTTTATCAAAAACTGGAACAAGAAGTGCTAAACCTCTATGTGGTGTAGTATGATATACGAAACGAATCGAATCTTTTTCTGTATTAAATTTTTTATCTAAATCAACATCAATAGGATCGATTGCATTTTTCATAACACAAGTACGATCCCAAGGAATTCCATATTCCTCTAGATATCTTTGTTGTTGCCAATGTGAACAAAATACAATTTTGTGAAAATTTCTCCATCCACCATTCTTTAGATGATGTGATTCTGGATCTTGTGGTAAATCATGACACCATAATACCCGAATTTTATTTTCATCTAGTTCTCTTACTCTAGATGGAATAATTTGAAATGTTTTGAGAACATCCTCACCAAGTTCTGAGATTAATTTTTCCATCATGAGTTCTGTCCCACCCATAGATGTTTGATTCACTTCATTTCGCCACGTCATTAAATTTCCTTATGATATTTACAATTCTCACTAATTTTTCTTTTTCAGGATGTTTATGTATCCATTGACCTGTATAAGAACTAAATTCCTTTGAGAAAAAGGAATCTAGTTTCTTGTTACCAGTTTTTATATTTAGATTGATTTTATTGGAAAGTTCATCATATTCTGCATCAGATATGATTGATTCATTCAAGAATTCGTAAGCATATGCAGCTGCTGCTAGACGAATACGTTTTCTTCTTTCACATTGTATGATATCAGACTGTCCCATCTAAATGCTCTCCAATCATCCTGTTCAACATCAAAAACCCGAAGTGCTTCCGATGAATATGATTGCTCATTCTTTGGAATCTTATCTTCAGGAATTTTCGATTCAGCTAGTGTACAGAACATCTTACGAAATGTACCATCTTTTTTTTCAAAATGGATTTCCATAACACTTGTACGAAGTTTTTCAGTTAGGAAAGTTTCGAGTTTATTTGTCATCACGAATTCTCCAGTTTCAAAGGTGGGAAAATATAGTCTAGAAGTTCATTATAACCACCAATTGGATTATTGTCAACAACAACAATTGGCAGTACTTTATATCCTGGATATCGTTCAAGAACCATTTCTCTTTCAATATCTTTACCAATTTGAAGTTCTGAATATTCTAGATTGTGTTGTTTTAGCAATGTTTTTGCTTGATCACAATATGAACATTCTTCTCTAGTAATAAGTTTGATCATAATGAACCTCGGGTTGTGTTAATAGATGTTTCACTTGATGTACTTGAGCTAATTTATGAATATCTTTCCAAAAGTATTTTTCATATTTATTGTAATGAATGATACCATATTCAGTTAAACCATTATCTCGTTCCAATTTATTTGCATATGCTAGTGCAAGTGGATATGTTGGAAATTCTGTTTGTTTATTAAATCCATGATAAAAATACCATGGGTCATCTAAATTCCCGATTGCATGAACAATGGCTACCCTATAACAGTTATCACTATTTAATTCTTCAGAACATTTAAGTTTTGCGATAACTACCATATTATCTAGACTCATATTTTTCTTCCTGCTCCTTGTTTTAAATCTTCCTTTGAAACTACACCTATAGGTCCTTTATTGTAAAGTGGAACCATTGCATAGTTTTCATTACAAAACTTAGATTTACTCATATCTGTTTCTTTAGTACCATTTCCGATACCATTTGACAGACTATAGTATTCTGGAGTTTTATAATTTGGTATTGAATTAGGATTACCAAGAGATTTTGTTTTTTCTTTGACTTGACTGGGAAGCAATCCTTGTTTCCTCAGCCATTTCTCATATTGAGATTTATTCATCATTATGGTTTTTCTACACACTCAGATTTAATTACAAAACGATTAATTTTAGTATCCAAACTAATATGTCTGGCAATTTGACATGATTCGTAAGTAGAGAATCGATAATTTATCGAAGAAGTTTCTACGGTATCTGTAAGAAAATTAAACGATGTTATTACCAATACAAAGTAGGTCATCTGGACATCTCCATGTTTTTGATGATTTGAATATACGATATCAGCGTATGTAAGTCAATAGGGTGATGTCACTTTTTTTGTTTGTGGTGACGCGCCTCTGTGTTCAATGGTTGTCAGCGGGCAGCTTATGCTGCCCGATTGATCTTCATTGCGCGGTGGTTGTGACCTAGGAAGCCTGTCTCTGTCCAGAGGCCGATGTGTTCGGCTAGTTCACGGTTTGCCGCGTTAATCTCTGCAAAGTTTGCTTCGAAAAAGTCTGCCAGCTTTGCCCAGGCCAATTCACCAGAGCCGCCGCGTGATACGATGTGACCGTGGCGGTTGGCGAGGCGTGTGAATTCTGTGTTGATGTTCATGTCTGTCTCCTTGTTGATGATTTAAATATACCAAAAACACATGAAGATGTCAACTGTTAAATTTCTTCAATGATATCAA